CAGGGTGGCACCGTCGCCCAGGCAGTCGAAGCTGGATGGCAGTTCTCAAACGCGATCACCGCCGAGGATTTTGCGGAACTCGAAGCGCTCATCGCAACCGAGACGGCGCGCGCTGAGGCTGCGGAGACGGCGGAGCGCAACCGCGCTGAGGCGGCCGAGGCTGCAAACGCCTCGGCTATCACGGCAGAGACCGCGCGCGCGGAGGGAGCGGAGAGCACGCTTGCCGCTGGGATCACCACTGTGCATGGCGAAGTCGTTGCGGAGACCGCGCGCGCTGAGGGCGCAGAGTCCACCAACGCCGCCACGATCGCGGCGGAGATCACACGTGCCGAGGCGGCCGAGGGAACGCTGACAGCGAACCTCGCAGCAGAGACCACTGCACGAACAGCGGCAGTGTCTGCTGCGATCACCACGGCTGAGGGTGCCTCTGATGCAGCCGGCACAGCCGCGGCTGACGTGGCGACGGAGCGAGGGCAGAGAGAAGCCGCCGACGCGCTTCTGGTCCCGCTCTCAGAGAAGGGCGCTCACTCGGGTGTAGCTGAACTCGATTCGGAGGGTCATCTCCCGATCGCGCAAGTGCCGGCTTCGGCGGTAAGCGACAGTGCCGTTTTGACGCGCCAGCCCGGCGATCAGTTCATTGTGCGAGCGGACGGCACCACGTCTTCCATCACTCCTCCAGCGATCGACGCTGGTGCGTGGGGAGTTAGCCCGAGCGCGACAGCTACCCAGAACGGCAAACGCGGCCAGGAAGCCATCAACGCCGCTGTTGCTACTGGCAACGGTGGCGTAGTCCGGCTGCCGAACGGCGTACTACTTGTCGAAGGGGCAACGTCGCCAATTTGGTCAATTCCGGAAAACCAGCAGCAGTCGATAGTCATCGAAGGCTCCGGTGGGCAGGGGGCAGCAAACCATAGTCCCACGATCGTAAAGCGCGTCGCCGCACAGACCGTTTTTGAAGCGACGGGTTCGGGCATCACGAATCCCGCCATGAATCAGGGAACGTGTCTGCGTCATCTGACGATTCATGGCAACTCGGGATCGGTCAGTTACAGTGCCCTGCCCCTCGTGAGGCTCTCTCATTGCGGCGCAGGCCTTTTCGAAGATGTCCAGCTCGCCTTCTCGAACGGCTACGCGCTTCACGCAAGCCAGATCGAGAACTTCTGCTTCAACAACCTGACCGTCTACGGGTCGGGGGACGCTGGCACAGAAACCCCTCAAGTCCTGATAGACGCGGGCGAACACCTGGAAAGCAACACGGTCCTCTTCCTGTCCCCGACCTTTGAAGCGGGACAGTGGACCGACCTGCTCCTTGAAGGCAGCGCCGAATGGCCTACCGCAACGGTTTCGGTCGTCGGCGGGAAGTTCGAGCGAAGCGGAGGGCGCGCGGTCCACTTCGGACCTCACAGCAAAAACTGCCACCTCTCCGGGCCGATAGTGTACGCGAACTCCGGGCACGAGTGCATCCGAGACGAAGGGCAGCATAACACTGTCACGGGCGGTTCGCTGGAGACCTCAAACCCCGCTGTCGCAGAAGCGCTGATAAGGCTCACCGGGAAAGGAAAACACTTCGGAGCGACCGCCATCGCACTCGCGGGCGGCACCGTGGCACATATCCTTATAGACAGCGAATATGGAGAAGTAGCGATAGGGCCAAACGACCATGAAAAGTTCGGCTCAGAGGCTTATGTAACCGACAATCGCACCTCGAAGTTGGGCCTCATAATCACGCCGACCACGATCAACTTCGGCGAAGCCTCGGTGGTGAGCAGTGTCCAGCATCCCGCAGAAATGCCTGCCGCTCTGGGGTGGGACTCGACACACTTCGGCTTCACGGCAGAAGTAGTTGATCCGGGCGGTGGTCAGCATGCCTACGGCGTGATCTCGAAGACGCCGGAGGAAATCTTCGACGGCTTCTCGACCGCGCGCTCCGCGCCAGGGGCCACGTTTTACGTCAACGTGGCGACCGGCGTGGACTCGAACGTTGGGACTAAAGCTGCGCCCTTCAAGTCGATCAGCCACGCGGTCACAAAGGCGAATGAAGGCGGCAAACCGACTACAGTCTTTGTGGAAGCGACGGGTGTTTACTACCGGGCGTCTGGCCCACAAGGCATCGTCCCAACCGTCGACATTGCGTTCATTGCCACGGGAGGACGTGTCGTTACCGGCACGTTCGACTCTCCGGGCACTCCAGCGCGCGACGGAACATTCACGAAGTGCTATTCCTACGCGCTCGCCACCGTTGATCGCATCTGCGACACGGTCAACCTCAACCCGTTCGGGAACTACACGGACCTCGTGAAGGTCGAATCGGCGGAAGCGTGCAACACGACACCGAACTCATGGTTCTGCAGTGGCACCACGACCTATATCAATCGTGCGGATCAGCAGCCCGTCACTGCCGTCAACACGCGCGTCTACCGTCCGACCGTGAGCTGCTGGAAGTTCACGACACCCGTCAACATCTACATCGGCGGAGCGAGCGCGAACGACGGGTTTGATAGCGAGGGGTCCAACACGAGCGGCGTCCTCAATGCGGTCACCGTGACACCGGGCACGACGAATCACGTGCTGATCGCCAAGAATTCGACCTTCAGGTACGGGGGCGGCTACAACAACACGGAAGCCCGCTGCGTCGCGATCGACTCCTGGCAGGGCCTCGCGGCGTTGTTTAACTGCGACGTCGGCGGCTCGAACACCGACGGCTACAACTTCCACAACGTGAACGGTGCGACGAACTGCAACGTCCTCACCGTGAACTGCACGGGTCGAGGACTGGGCCTTCCGGGACACCAGTCGTGTAACGGCTGGACCAGCCACGAGACGGTAGTCGGCATCGATATAGCCGGCTACTACCGTGACTCCCACGGTGGCGTATTGAGGTCGGTGGGCAAATCAAAGACATGGTTCCTGGGAACCGTTGCGCAGGACGACCACGGCGACATCGCATCGGGCGGCGGCGAGAGTCCCACGGCAGTCCAGGTCGATGAAGAAGCCGAATACTGGTGTGACCGCGTGAAGGTCGTTATGCCCGGCGGCACGTACGCCTATAAGGCGAGCACGGGCACCGCGAGGATCCACCAACGCAAATGCTGGCCCGTCACGCAGCCCAACATCGGCACCGTCACGAGTTACTAGCCGTGACTGCCGCTATGCGTGAGTACGTCCTCATCGAACCGATCGTCTGAGCCGTGTACGGCGCCACCTACTATGGAGGCAGCTGCTTTGGTGGCATCACCGTCCAGCCCGGCATCTCACAGGCGAGGATCGTTATCACAACCCGTTTAGGCCCGCGATTTGTTGGTGATCTCTGGAGGCTGAGCATCGCGATCACCGATGAAGAAACCAGGCAGCCCGTCGACCCGACGATCGTCTCATTGACGATCGAGCGACCTGATCGCACCAAGCATTCGGTGATGCCGAGCAGAACGAGCACTGGAAGATATTCGGCGCTCGTCCCGCTCACAAGCGCCCAAGTCTGGCGCGCCGATGTCGTGACCGGCGGCAACTACACCGGCACTGGTGTAGCCGATATCGTGGTGCTCAATCCACTCGACTGACCCATGTACCGCACGTGTGAGGAGTGCGGAAGACCGTTCAAGCGCGAGCGGAGTCGTCAGACCAAGTGCCTGAACCATGAGCAGCGTGGTCGCGAATCGCGATCACCGACCACGCAAGCTCAGAATGCTGAGTATCGGCGCGAGCGTGAGCGCATCCTGTCGGCTGATCCTAGTTGCTATTGGTGCGGTGCGCCTCACGCCACTACGGTTGACCATGTCATACCGGTGGCAGTAGGCGGAGGTCACAACGCCAACCTCGTCCCGTCCTGTGGAGCCTGCAATTACAGCAAGCAAGCTAGAACGGACTGGATGGGGGGTAGGTAAATCACGACGCCCGCGCAGTCGTGTGTGTGCGCGCGCCCGGCTCGCGCAAAAAAATGCAGTCCGTGGGAATCGCTTGAGGCCGGGGCCCCCTTCCCGCGTGCGTGTAAATAGGCGGAACGGTTCCGAGGCGGCCCCGGAGGTGTCCCACGTATGCCCCGCAACCGTGATCTGTATCCCGCTCGGCTCATGCCGAGCGATGAGCTCCGAGCGGTCTGGCGCTTGCGCGGCGAGCTGCTCGACGACCCGAAGTACGACGCGCGCTGGCTCGCCGTGTGGAAGGCGACACTCGATATCTGCCGCGACCAGGAAACGTGGGACGACCGCGATTTGCCTTTCCTCGCAGAGTACGTTGAGTGGCGAAGGCTCGCCGAGGACCACCGCGCTGAAGCGGAGTCCGATCCCTACCGAGTGCATGAGGAATCGGGCCGCGTATTCGCACACCCCGGCTTTCAAAACGCCCTGGCCGCACGACGCGAGGCCAGGGTCGTCGCGCAGCAGCTCTGCCTGAGCCCCGACGCGCGCCGAGAGGCCGGGCTGGACGACGGAGGCGACGATGGTCCGAGCGGCGACCAAGCGGGGCTCTAAAGGATTTCCCGAACGCTCGCTCGAGAAGGACACGCTCGAGCACTTCGAGCGATTCTGCCACACGCTGCGACTGCCCGACGACGGCGGCCCGTTCAAGCTGCAGACATACATGCTCGACGCGCTGGGGGACTACTTCGCAGGCGTGGTCGAGTCACTCTGGCTATGGCCGACTGGCACCGCGAAGAGCACGCTGCTCGGCGCGCTCGCGCTGCACCATGGCACCTACGTTCGCCGGAACGCGAATGTGCTGATCCTTGGTGGCCTTGGCGGCCACGGACGCAACACGCTCGACGCTGCCGCGGCGTTCATCGACGAATCACCCGATCTCGCTCGCTGGTGGGTTGCCCAGGAGTACGGGATGGGTCGAATCAAGAGCCTCATCGACCGTGGCCGGATCACCGTCAGCTCCGCCGGGCGCCGCGTGGGCGGCCGCGGCGGCTCAAGTCAGGAGGGCAAGGACCCGACGCTGATCCTCTTCGAGGAGCTCCACCGCCACGAGGACAACGGCGCCGCCGTTCGCACGCTGACCGCGAAGATCCAGAAGCGCACAAAGGCCGGCCAGCCCGTGCGCATCGTGCACGCCACGACCGCCGGCGACAACATGGACTCCCCGCTCGGGCGCATGGTGACCCGGGCGACCGACGTCGATCAGCGCGCGATCGTCGAAACCGACCGGCGCCCTGGTACCTACTACCGCCGCGGGATGGACGCCGACGGCGACCTGGTCCTCCACGAGCTCGCGCTCCCCGACGCGGTCGCGATCCCGACGCACGGCGCCAGCAAAGCCGAGATCACTCGGTACCTCAAGGAGGTCAAGAAGGCCAACCCCGCGACCTTCATCACGCTCCGCAACCTGCGGATCACCTTCAAGGCCTGCTCGTCCGAGCCGTGGGTGTTCCTCCGGCAGAACGCCAACCAGTGGGTCACCCAGGACTTCGCCGCATACGACAAGGTCGCCTGGGCCGCGGGTGGCAGGCTGCACAAACGGCTCCTCGCGAAAGGCGAGACGAGCGGCCTGATCATCCCCAACGGCGCAAGCAACGTCTTCATCGGCCTCGACACCGCAATGAAGTGGGCGACCACCGCAATCGTCCCTGTCTGGGTCGACCCCGAGACGAAACGCCCACGCACCTCGCGGCCCGTCTTCCTGACGAGCCAGCAGCCAGGCACGCGCCGCAGGATGCGCGACGCAATCGACCAGCTGCTCGTAATGCGCGAGTGCTGGCCGACGATGAAGCTCGTCTTCGACCGGAACGCCGGCGGCGGCCTTATCGCCGAGCAGTTCGAAGAGGACCACGACATGGTCGTGGTCGACCACAGCCAGGGGCCGCCGTTCGACCTCGCCTCAATGCTGCTCGGCGAACTCATCGACCAGCATGGCATCGATCACGACGAGAATGACGAGCTAACCGCGCAGCTTATGGCCGCCGTCGTGCGCCGCACGAAAAACGGGCAGCGCTGGCGGATAGAGGCGCCCTCCGACGGGCGCCCGATCGACGGCGCGGACGCGCTCGCGATGGGAGTGCACATCGCGCTGAACCCGCCAGACGACGACGAACAGGAGCTCGACGTGACCCAGTTCAGGATCCGCCAGCTGTGATCACAGCGCTCCTCATTCTTATCGTCCTGCTGCTCGCCGCCATCCTGTGGTGCGCCGCGCAAGCTGTGCGTGGCCAGCGCGAGCAGGCGCAGTATCTGAGCCAGCTCATCGAGCTCGGGAGCATCCGTAAGCTCGCCGAGACGCTTCTCCCGGGCCCGGTCACGACGGGCTACCCCGTCACGGTCAACACTAAGCGACCGGACGACCAGACGCTCCACGGCGTCCTCGTCCGCGAGCATCCAGACCGTCTCGAACTCGAGGACGCCGTCTGGGTCCAGCCCCACGAGCGCACCCCGATCCCTGGGACCGTGAGGATCTCCAAGGGCAACATCTCGTGGCGCCAGGACCACCACGAGTCGGAGGCAACCGTTGCCTCTGATCGCTGACTCATCCGGAGAACCCATTGAAATCGGCCGAGGGCGAGGCAACCTTCGCCTGACGAGCGCGCCGTTCCCCCTGGGCCAGGGGGAATACCGCAATTACAACGCGCTCGTCGGCGGCAAAGTCGTCAGCTTTGCCAAGCTCTTCGCCACGCAGCCGTGGGTCGCCGCCGCCGTGATGCGGCTGTTGACATGGTCGGTCCGGGTGCCGCTGAAGGTCTATGAACGCACTGGCGAGAACGATCGTCGTCGGCTCGGCCCCGCTGACCATCCGCTCGCTGCCGGCGTCGTCACCCCGTGGCCGCGCGGCTCGCAGGCCCAGCTTGTGCAGGCGCTGCTCGGGCCCTTCCTGGTGCACGGCACGAGCCTCACGGAAATCGAGGAGGGCGCGAAGAACGCGATCAAGTTCGGTCCGATCGACTGGCGCACCGTCACGCCGATCATGCCCGAGCTCAACGAAATCGTCGGCTGGCTGATCGAGTACGGAACCGAGGACCGCACGGTCTCCGTCGACACCATGCTGCAGATCTCCAACTGGTCACCGAACGGCCCGGTCGGCGTGAGCCCGCTGCAGCAGCTCGGCACGACCCTCGCCGTCGAGGACGCAGCACAGCGATTCCAGCAGTCGATGATGGGCAATAGCGCGCGGCCGCCGTCGGCGATCCAGGCCGACAAAGAGTTTCTCGGGGTCGACCCCAAAAAGCAGGACGAAATGCTGGCGAACCTGCGCCAGGACGTGAAGGACATCTACACCGGCCCCGACCAGGGCGGCAAGCCGGTCCTGCTGCCTCCTGGTCTCACCTGGAACATGGTCGGCCATTCCGCCGTCGAGGCGCAACTGATCGAACAGCGGAAGGTCGCGCGCGAGGAGGTCGCAGCCGTCTACATGATCCCGCCGCCGATGATCGGGATCCTCGACAAAGCGACCTACAGCAACATCGCCGTCCAGCGCCAGATGGCGTACACCGACAGCCTCGGACCGCCGCTCGTGCTGATCGAGCAGAGCATCAACGCTGTGATCGTCCAGGGCCTGCTCCGCGAACCCGACATCTTCGTCGAGTTCGACTTCGCTGGTGTGCTCCGCGGCGACAGCGTCAAGGAGATCGAAGCGCTGCGCGCCGCGATCGCGACGGGCCTGAACACAGTCAACGAGGGGCGCGCGGTCCTCAACCTGGCACCCTCAGCGCACAAGGCCGCCAACGAACTCTGGCTGCCGACGAACAACCTCACCCCCATCGGGTCGGTGGATCTCTCCGCACCCGAAGCCGACGACGGCGATGTCCTCGCGGACAAGGGCCCAGGCGGCGACTCGTGAACCGCTCAACTCGATCCCCCGGAGGGTCAACATGCAGCTGACCGGCCTACCACTGCTCTCCCTCGGCGACACGAAGTGGGCGATCCGCAGGGACGCGCTGCCGCGCCTCGTCGAGGCGCAGCGCATCGGCGTCACACCGGCGTTCTCCGCGCTCGCCGGTCACCTCGAGCCCCCGAAGCCGCAGATCGCGCGGAAGCCGGGGCGTGCAGCCGCCGGCTCGACGCAGCGCGTTGGCGGCGGTGTCGCGATCGTGCCCCTGTGCGGCGTGCTGATGCCACGCCCGTCGTTCCTCTCGATGCTCTTCGGCGGCGGGAGAGGTGGCCTCATCGGCTTCCGCGAAAACTTCCGGGAGGCCATCGCCTCGCCCGACATCGGCGCCGTCGTCATCGATGTCGACTCGCCGGGTGGCCTCGTGTCGCTCTGCCCCGAGACGGCCACCGAAATCGCCGATGCGCGTGGGTCGAAGCCGATCATCGCGGTCGTCAACTGCCTCGCGGCATCGGGCGCCTACTGGATCGCGTCGCAGGCTGACGAGATCGTGATGACGCCGAGCGGCGATGTCGGCTCGATCGGCGTCTACATGCTCCACGAAGACTGGAGCAAGTTCAACGAGGAATTCGGCGTCAACCCCACCTTCGTCTCTGCTGGCCGCTTCAAGGTCGAGGGCAACAGCGAGGAACCGCTGTCCGAGGCCGGGCAGGCGGCATGGCAGGCGGACGTGAACGCGACCTATGACCAGTTCGTCGCTGCAGTCGCCGCCGGCCGCGGCGTTGAGGAGAGCATCGTGCGCGAGACCTACGGCGAAGGGCGCGTGCTAAACGCAACGGACGCGCTCGAGGTCGGAATGGTGGACAGGATCGACACGATCGAGGCCGTCATCGGCGACCTGCTCTCCTCGGACTCGACTGGCCAGAGCGCGCTCAGCGTCGGCAGGCAGGCCGTGCTCTCGCCGATGCACGCCGCCGACGATGAGGACGACGAGGAGGAGCAGCCGCGCTGCCCAGGCTGCGGCAAGTTCTTGTCGACGGGCCAGACCGAATGCACGACCTGCTCCGAATCGGACGAGAACGAGAACGAGAACGAAGAAGAGGAAGAAGACGACCAGGAGGACGACGCACCCAAAGGGCTCGACCAGGCCGAGCGTACGCGCGCGGCCGCCGTTCTCACCTCGCTGTAGCAGCACCTAGCTTCGCCTCGGAAGTCGGGGCGCTGAATCACGCACGGCCGTCCGCCGCTGCGTCAAATACCACGGTCCCCCCGAAGGAGGCCCACATGTACCCGAAGCACACCGCGGGCGGCATTCACCCGGATGCACTCGAGCTCACCGATCTGCTGGTTCCCAGCTGGTCAACCATCAGTGAGGGGATCGCCCGCAGCGGCGTCCCGACATGCGAGGTCGCGACCCCGAAGGCCTCGCTCAAGGACAAGCTCAAGCGCACCGAAGAGGCGCTCGGCGAGGCGCGCGACGAGCGCGTCGAGCTTGAGAAAGCGAGGGACGACGCGCGTGACAAATACGCTGGAATCCCGGACCTGTCACCGGACAGCGACGAGTTCAAGGCGGCCGAAGCGGCTGTCGAGGCGCTCGGCGTCAAGGAGGACGAGATCGCTGACCTGCGGGAGACGCAGGTCGGCATCCTCAAGATGATGGGCCCCTCGGCGCCGCGGCGGCCAGCTGAGGATGTCGCAGCCGGCAACCCGTCCGACCCGCGCGGCTGGGACTCCTCGCAGCTGTTCACGTCGAGCGACCTGCGCGAGCAGCTGACGAGGATCGCCAGCTCAAGTGCGAAGAACAAGTTCGGCGGCATCGAGCTCGGATCGGTCATCAGCCGAGACGCGTTTGCAGCCGACGTGACCGGCACGACCGACATGCGACGCGGCGACTGGGTCGGCGTGCTGCCCCAGCTCCGACGCCAGCTCCGCGTGCTGGACCTGATCCCCAAGGGGACTATGGACCACAACACGCTGCCCTACACGGTGGAATCGGGGTCGTTCACGACCGCCGCGGAGACCGCTGAGGGTGCAACGAAGCCGGAAGGCGAAGTGACCTTTACGGACGCCGAAGCCGTCGCGCGCACGATCGCCCACTGGATGAAGATCCAGAAGCAATCGCTCGCCGACTTCGCGGCGCTCCGGTCGATCATCGACGCCCGGCTGCGCTACGGCGTCGAACGTCGCCTCGAGGGGCAGATCCTGTCCGGCAACGGCACAGAACCGAACCTTAAGGGCATTCTCAAAACGACGGGGCTCGGCGTCGTCAAATTCGCCGCAGGTGACCTCACCGGTGGTGCGGACCCGACGCTGAAGGGCATCACGACGATCCTGCTCGCCGACGCACAGGCGGGTGCGATCATCATGCACCCGACCAACTGGCAGGAAGCGCTCCTCGCCAAAGCCACGTCGGGCGACGGTCACTACTTCTCCGGCGGCGCGTTCCAGGTGACGCCGCAGGTGATGTGGGGCCTGCCGATCGTCCCCTCGGCGAGCATGCCGGAAAACGAGGTGCTGGTCGCCGACTTCGAGATCGGCGCGCAATTGTTCATCCGCGAAGGGGTGAACGTCCTCCTGTCGGACTCCGACCAGGACGACTTCCTCAAAAACAAGGTGACGCTGCTCGGCGAGATGCGCGCCGCGCTCGCGGTATTCCGCCCGGCCTGCTTCACCAAGGTCTGGCTCACGAAAGCGGCCGAAGAAGCGGGCTGATCGCACGAACGACTCGGGGCGCACCTTCCACGGTGCGCCCCGAGTCGTTGGAGAGGAGAAGCGATGCCCACCATTCGAACGATCAAAGGAGCCGACATGCAGCAGACCAAACAGCCGATCGCGTCTGAGGACAAGATCGTCCACGACGACAACATCGGCATCGACCGCGTCGTCCGTGCTGGCGATGTGATCCCGCCCGATCTCATCCGGTCCTACGCCGTCGCGCCGAGCTGGTCGAAGACGACTAGCGGCCCAGAACAGGCAGCAGGCGACGACGGCGACACGGACGACGACCTCAACAAGCTGAAGCGCCCTGAACTCAACGAGCTCGCGGCCGAGCTCGGCCTCGACCCCGGCGACTACTCGACCAAGCCCGCAGTCATCGAGGCGATCGAGGCCAAGCGAGTCGCTGAGGACGGCGACGAGGCCGAAGAGGACGAGGCAGACGGCGACAAGGGCGACGACGGCGACACGGACGAGTAGTCACCCGCCCCGATGGAACCTGTGACGATCAACGTGTCGGCGGAAACGGGGGGCAACTTCGTCGTCTCCCTGCCGCTGTACACGCCTCCTCCCCGGTATGACGGCGTGCCGTGGAGCGAGGTGATCGTCCAGGAGGGCGCAACGAACGAGGGGCCCTGGACGACGCTCGCGACCGACGACATCCCGGAAGGGAACCTCGATGTCGACCCGTCCCAGCCGCGGGTGCTCGGGATCACGATCATCGGAGCGACGCTCGAAAATGGCTGGTACCTCGTCACGTTCGCCGACGATGACGGCGGACGACGGCCCACGAACCCCTATTCGATGGGGGACAGCCATCTTCCGCCGGCGCCCGCGCTCGAAGAGGTCGCAGCGCTCATGCGCGCGCACGTCGCTGACGCCGACGACAATCAGCTTCAGACCTTCACCGAGGATACGAACCCGCCCGCGGACACCGTCAGGATCATCATCGAGACCGTCCGCCAGGAGGTAGCCACACGGCTCAGGGCGACGATCCCGGGCCGCTATGCGGACTCCGCACGGTTCGTGGTCGCGATCGGCACGGTGGCCTACATCGACCCGTCCGCGCGGCCGGAGGGTCAGGCGCAGAGCACGGCGCGCACCGTGTTCCTCGCGCGCCTGAGCGACCTACAGGAAGCCTGCAACGAGGCGTACTTCAGGCGGCTCGCCTGATGGCCGTCAAATTCCAGCTGATCATCACCGGGCCCGCCGATGCACCTGCGGAGGAGCTCGAGCTGATCGCGAAGCGCGCCGGCAACGCCAAGCCCGCGATGAAGGCCATCCAAGCGATGGAGCTCGCTGCCGAGGCAGAGGCCTTCGCCACCGGCGGTGCGAGCACAGGTCGCTCATGGAAGGCCGACACCAAGCGGTGGCAGGAACGCAAGGCAAAAGAGGGTGCCTCGACAAAACCCGAGCGTTACACCGACGCGCTCATGCGCTCGCTGACCGTGGAGGGTGGCGAATTCGCCGGCGAGATCCGCAAGATCACGAAGACCTCCTCGATTCTCGGCACCCGCATCTACTACGCGGCCTTCCAGAAACGCCCGATCCTCGCGCAGCTGCGCTTCACACCCGGCGTTGTCGCAACGGCACAGCAGATCCTCTACGACTGGCTGATCAACGGCGAGGTCGCGGGCGCATGACTGACGTCTTTGGGCTGATCCTCGAACCCTCCGATGTCGAGGCCGCGGTGCAGGACCTCCTGAAGTACTGGATGGAAACCTACCTGCGCGCGCTCGAGCGCAAGACGGAACGCAGCAAACCCGTCCCACCTGTGCGCTCGTGGGGCTTCAGCGATGTCGAGGAGCGCCTCGATGAGCAGCAGCCGCCGTTCATCGCCGTCGAGTGCGCCGAGGCCACGATGCGCACTGGTGCAGACTCCGTCGGCGCCCTGTGGGATACGACGATCGCCGTCGTGACGAAGTCCGACAAGTCGATGACGCAGGCGCGGCGCCTATCGCAGCTCTATGGCACCGCGTGCGGGCTGATCCTTACCCAGCAGACGCTCCCGATCGGTGAGGCTGC